TAGACCTTTATACGAATCAAGTATTTATAAGGGCACGAGGTCGTCAGATGAGTTTTAAAGTATCATCAGATACTCTAGGCACACAATGGCAACTCGGTGATACGAGAGTCGATGCTAAACCAGATGGAATGAGAGGATAATATGTCACACGTCTTACAACCTAAAGCACCTAACTTGGCACTTCCTAAAATAGAATATAGTGAAAGCCAACAGAACCAATTACAGAACCAACTAAGGTTATACTTTGCTCAACTAGATAAAGCACACTTAGATGAGATAACTAACTTACACACTAATAATACAATGCATTGGCTGGGGATATAA